GCTCCTGGGATAATTCGCTCTACGAATTTCCCGGCGTTGCACTTGGGAAATTCTAGGACTCATTATGAACACATACGATCTGGCGATACAGGAAGTAAAACTTAAAAAAGCATCGTCGAGCAAGGGCGGGGAGTTCCATGGTCCCTGCCCTGGATGCGGAGGTGATGATCGCTTCCATGTCTGGCCGAACGAATATCAAGAAAAGGGAGGTTATTGGTGTCGTGCTTGTGGTAAGGCGGGCGACAATATCCAGTTCCTGATTGACTTTAAGGGAATGGATTTTAAAGCGGCATGTCAATTTTTAAATATTAATATAAAAGAACATACCGCCGAAACCCGACGTATGCCGGGTATTCCCGATAAACCACCATTCGAGCCGGAACAGCATCAAAACCCGGATCAACTCTGGCAGGAAAAGGCTGAAAAATTTGTCACCTGGGCGCAACTTCGCCTTGCTGAAAACGCGGACGCGATAAAATGGCTGGCCTCTCGCGGAATCAGCGCGGAGGCGGCCGTTGCCGCGCGCCTGGGATGGAATCCCGGTGAAAACGGAAAAGATATTTTTCGAAGTCGAACCGCGTGGGGATTGCCTGAACTGAAAAAAGAAAATGGAAAGTTACGGATGCTCTGGATACCGCAGGGACTGGTGATACCCTATAGCGTTGACGGAATCATCCAGCGCATTCGCATCCGTCGTCCCGAAGGCGAACCACGCTACTACGTTATACCCGGATCGTCAATGTCTAAAATGATCATCGGCATTGAACGCCGCGCCTTTGTCGTCATCGAAAGCGAACTCGACGCCATCGCCTGCGCCGCGGCCACCGATCTGGCCGGAGCTATCGCCATGGGAACCCTCGAAGGAAAACCCGACGTTGCCGCCTACGCCATATTAAAAGACTCCATACAGATACTCAACGCCCTGGACTATGGAGACAAGGACGGCGGAAAGAAAGCTGCGGAACGCGCATTTAATTGGTGGCTCGAAAACTTTCCCGAACGCTGCGACCGCTGGCCCGTCCCGAAAGGAAAGGATCCCGGCGAAGCATTCCAGCAGGGGATAGACCTGAAAAGATGGATAGAAGCGGGGTTGCCGCCGATCGTGACGATATCACGACGTGAAACGGGAAAAGTGAATGGTGAAGCGAAGCCAGGCGAATGCCGGGTCACTATAGTCCAGGAACAAGAATGTCATTGCGAGCCGTCCCTCGGATGGCGTGGCAATCTCAAACCAAACGCCGACACTCCACCCCTTATCGCCGAACTCTGGAAACTCCTGCGCGACAATCCCAGCGTCAAGATCATCAATGAACCGTACCATTTCACCGTCTTGCGCCGCAATGACCGTTACGTTGGCGGCCGCATCAACGAACTGGTAATGAAACCGGGTGAAGTCAATGACTATCTTTTAAACCATCCGGATGAAGAAATTACATGGCAGAACCTATTAAAAAAACGTGAAGAGTGAAAGGTGAAGGGTTAAGAATGAGATGACTAAATTTTTTCCAACAATATTAATCGCGCTTAGCATTGCCGCGGGGATCGTTTACGCGGTGAAGGGCGACGCCCGGCACTCAATCTATTGGTTTGCCTCGGCCACGCTGAATATAGAGGTAACGTACTGAAGGAACCATGCAAAAAGAAGATCTCGAAAAATTAATGACACCCGCTGAAAACAAGCATTGCGCCGTTTGAAGCGCTGGTGGAATTATCCCTGAGCGAAGCGAATGGGATGAAGTACGACTATGATAAAAGAAGAATTAGAAAAATTAATCGACGGAAAGCCTGATGACATAAAAGCTAAAGGCATATTATTGTTTAATGCCTATCTAAAGACACAACTCAGCGTCAAGGATGATCCGTCATCGCAAAATTACAGAAACATGAATTCCGCTCAGGAAGCTCTCGAAGAATTCCGTATAGCCCAGTCCGGCGAAAAATCCGATGAAAAATATACGACTGAAAAATCCGTATTAAAATATCTTGAAGATAATGGCTGGAAAATATCAAAGCCTACGCTCAACCGGCATATTAAAACCGAGCGTAAATTATTAAGACAAAACGACGGAACTTTTACCCAAAAATCCATAGATAAATACGCCGAAACCTGGCTCAAAAAGACCGCGACCGGCAAACGTCTGCAGGAAGGAACCGACGAATTACAACGGCAGAAACTTGAACAGGAATTAAAAAACCTCCAACTCAAAAATGAAATAGAAACATTCAATTATAACAAAGATCGTGGCCTATACATTCCCAGGGAGCAAATGGATATTGAACTGGCTACGCGTGCCGGTATTTTAATTGCCGGATTAAAGCACTGGATACAAACTAACGTAGCCGATTGGATAGTATCGGTCGGCGGAGACACGCGGAAAGTGGGAGAGTTAATCAATAAGATGAGCAACGACATGGACGAACACATTAACCATTACGCAAGCAGCAGGGAATATGAAGTCGTAATCGACGGCGAAGATAAGCAACCTCAAGAATCAGGGATGGAAATATTATGAACCTAACCACCGTCCACATACCCCGCAGCGCTCCCTGGCTGCCGCCTTCAATGCTTGAGCAATCAGGCGAAATTCGGCACCATATTACATTATCCGAAACGGAGCGTCGCGTATTCCGCAAGCACAAAAAAATACTGGTGTCCAAATGGGCGGAAATGCATCGTTACGTCACCATGTCCGTGCTGCCCGGCCGGTGGAAAAACGAAGTAACGCCATATATGGCCGGCGTCATGGACGCTTCTTTTTTCCCTTCCGTTCAGACAATAATTATTTGCAAACCTCCGCAATGGGGAGGAACGGAAGGAGTATTGACCTGTCTCGGATATGCCATTGACCGCGATCCAGGACCAGTTCTCTGCATCTATCCTGATGAACTGACGGCCAAGGAAAACAATCAGGATCGTATCCAGCCGATGATCACATCCAGCCCGCGCCTTAAAGCATACATGACCGGATCGGATGATGACGCCGGCATGATGCGGATCAAACTCACGCATATGCTTATCTATATGGCCTGGGCCCGCTCCGCATCCCGGCTGGCCAATAAACCTATCCGCTATCTTGTATTTGATGAAATAGACAAATATCCGGACACTGCCGGCAAGAATGAAACCGATCCGATATCCCTGGGTGAGGCCAGGGCCATCACCTATCGGCACAACTGCAAAAAATGGAAAATCAGCACGCCGACGAAAGAAACCGGAAATATCTGGCAGGCCTTGACCAAAGAAGCTCAGGTTATTTTCGATTATCATGTCACCTGCCCGTTTTGCGGCCATCATCATAAGATGATTTTTAAAAACATTAAATGGGAGCACGAAAAAGAACCGGATGAAAAAGGCGATTATCATTCCCTTCCTGCCGAAACAATCGAATCCGATAAATTAGCCTGGTATGAATGCCCGCAATGCTCTGAACATTGGACGGATTACGACCGCGATCGCGCTGTCCGTCATGGCGTCTGGCGCGATAGAAATGGCGGGGTTGAACTCATGGAATACCTGCGTTTGCATCGTCCGGCCAAAATCGGTTTTCATGCCTCATCATGGATTTCGCCCTTTGTATCCTTTTCGACCATTGCCGCGTCATTTTTAAAAGGCCAGAGCGACATTAACAAACTCAAAGACTTCTTCAACAAGCATCTGGCCGAACCGTGGAAACTTAACGTCATCAGTAAAAACGCGGAGCAGATATTATCCGCCCGCTGCAACCTTAAACCTCAGACCGTTCCCGAATCAGCAATAGCGCTGACCTGCGGCGTAGATAAACAGAAACATGGATTCTGGTTCGTCGTGCGGGCATGGACGGCGGAACTCACCAGTTGGCTTATCCATTACGGCTTTCTGGAGACGGAAGATGACGTCGACAAACTTATTTATGAATCCAGTTACCCCGTTGGCGATACAGGCCGCACCATGCGCATCTTCCGCGCCTGTAAGGATACGGGCGGCGGCGAAAAATATGAAGGCATGAGCATGACTGAGGAAGCATATTACTGGCTGATAAAAAACCGTGGCCGCGGCGGTGTCGCCGTTTGGGGAACCAAAGGCGCCAGCAATTCGCTTCCCGGCATGTTAAAAATCGGCGAACCTATTTTGTCCACTCCTTCGGGCAAGAAATTACCGGCCGCGCTCAGGCTTTTGCATATCGATACCCACAAGGCCAAAGATCAGTATCATTACCGATTGCAACTGGCCGCGCAGGAAGACACTCGCAATTTGCCCGGCGCCGCATTTCTGCATTCCGGTACCGGCGCGGATTATGCCGAGCAAATACTTGCCGAAGAAAAACAAATTGTCGATAAAGGCGCGGAGGAATGGGTCAACCCTCATCAGCGCCCTAATCATTTACTTGATGCGGAAATCCTGGCGTCGGTTTGCGTCGAAATGGAATTTCCCGGCGGCGGTCTTCGTCTTTTGGCTGAGCGTCTCAGGCAGCAGACATTATCCGACAGC